TTATCTCGAACCAAAAGCCTTGCCCATGCCCGAAGCTTATCGGCCCCGAATGGCCCCATTAGCTCCTGGTCGGCTGGTAGGTTCTTCGGGTTCTTGTTGCTCGATACCCTAGATGGTTCGGCCCCTTGGTACGATCGTGCAAGAGCCTTTCTAGCTGCTTGCCGTCGCAATCCTGCAATCGGACTTACCGCCGATACCACTGAATCGATGAATCGATCAATCATCGACTGCCCCCTACGATTCTACCGAGGGAGATTCCGCCTGATCCGCTTTCACGTTGCACTTGATGGAGCAACGCTTTTCGCTCGGCCATCAATGCCGACAGGTCAAGCTTGGTAACGGTCCGAGAGCCAATAGAATACTGCGAAGCTCCCCCGTTTAGGAGAGCCTCAATAGCTGCGTCGATGAGTGCTAACAGACTTGCTGCTGATGCCATGCACAAAGGATTGCATGGAGAGCCGACCGTTGGAATATGCCTGTACTATCCCATTAGTACACAGAGACAAATTATTTACGCTCTTGCGCCCAAGTGTGCCCGCAGTAGGTGCATTTGCAATATCGAACGTTTGCCTTTGTGCAATAAACCCTGCTGTAGCTCGTTCCGATAGGTCGTCGCGATTCGCAAAGAGTGCAAGGCCTTGCTTCATCTTCGCGGGGGATCGGTGCTTCGATGATCGCTACTGCTTCAACCGTAGTAACCGGCTCAACAATCTCTTGCGTTGTCGGTTTTTCGTTTCGCTTTAGTTTCTTCGCCATATCAACCTCTCCTCTTTGGAATCCATCCACCTTGACGCTGCTTGAATCTTTGCTGGCCATGCCTGTAGGCTTGCTGTGCTGGCTTTGTTTGCTTTTGCTGTTCGCCGCTAACGTGCTTCGGTTGCACCTCGATCTCACTTGGAGCAATCAACTTGACCCCGCAAGCCTCACTAGCCGCCGCTGCCATGTAGGTCGCATCGAGCCAGTGATTATTTGAATCCTTGACCATCCAGTAGGTCTTAGCCCCCTTGCCCTCAGTGAATTTAGTCACGAGCTCTTCGGCTGCGATATGTTGCGAGTACTGTGAATGTCTGCGTTCTTCCTCAAGTGCAAACAACGAAAGCGAACCGCGCCGAAGCATGTTCGATTCGTCGAAAGTCGGCGTCATAAACCGTTCGTGGATGAATTGCTTCCAATAGCTTGTGTCCAGTTCATACAACCAAACATTGGACGATGGCAACTTTTGAGCGTGTAGGTTGGCACCTGCGATAGTTGTCGATGTTGACTTGGCTTTTCGATGGTATGGGTCTTGACCTTTCGACGGATGAAAGATCCCGCCGACCTCACGACAGAACTGGTAAGCCGCATTGGTAAACGCACCTGAATCCACAAAGCAAAAATCGATCGTTCGCCGAGTGCCTGTTGTGTCGCTGAATTCTTTGGTTAGCAACTCGTCCCGAAGGCTCAAGAGAGCCTGATAGATCATCGGCTCGCTGGCTTCGTGATCCATGCTTCGATCAGTCCCGTAAACCTGTTGGATGCCGTAATCAACCACAACGCCGCCTGCACCATGCCACCATGCGGTTACAACCCAGTGTAGGTAGTATTTGCCCAAGTCGATTGCCGCCGTGAGTGCAACTGTGTTAGCCGGAAGTTGCCGACGAACCAAACCGCTGATCCTTGACTCGACCAAAGCAGGAGTGATCCCAAGGCCCATCGGCCCGGCTTCCTCCGGTGGATCGTTGTCGTCTTCGGTCGAAACCGCTTTTTGGCCGCGATCGGCTACCCGGTTGAAGTAGCTATGGACTGCCGAAAGCTCCATTGGCTCGCCGTCGCTGTGCGTCTTTCGGGAATAGCTAGCCTGATTGCTTACCACCGCCCCGCGTTCGATCTCTTCGCGATTGTCTCGCCAAAAACGGAAGGCCTCCCTGGCGTCCGGGTCGTCGGCTTTGCGTCCCTTGCGAAGGTCGATGTATTGCTCGATCAAGTCCATTCGATCCGGCTTGGTGACAAGCTTGCGGTATCGCTTGCCCCTCCAAGATGGTTTCTGCTTTGGGTCGGTGTACTTGAAGGCAATGCACTTGCGGTTCTGGATTGTGCAAAGCATCACCCGAGGGATCCGCTCTGAGGACTGACCCAGCCCGGCAATGTCTTGTTCGATTACCTCCTCGTTCTTATCAATGGTCGTTTCACTCGCCGCCGCTTCCCTATCCTCGATGTCGTCGATAATAGCCAAGGTAGGTCGTCTGCTTCGGTACTTCGTACCGCGGATCGCCCCATCGATGCCCAAAGAGTAAAGCACCTGACCGCACGAAGCAGGCTCGATCTCTGCCGGCCAGCCTGGTAGCTGATCTCTGCCGATCGTCGGGAACACAAAGAACTCAGGCCCGATGACGATATTGGTAGGCATTCCGCCGCAAGTCTGCATCCTCCCCCGGCTCGACCAACCGCCGACAGCTTGAAACGGGATGGCGATTTCAGGGTAATCAGCCGCAAAGATTTCGTTCTGCTGCAGTTGCTCAACGATGTCCCGCACTTCCTTTTTCGCTTTGTCTGCGTTTTTGCCGATGACGACGGGAAACGTCGATAAACCGCGCACCATCAAGTATAGAGCCGTGAGGATAGCAAGCGTCGTCTTGCCCTCGCCCCGTGGCCCTGCAATCGATTGGTCACCGCCGTACTTAGCAGCGTCGATGATCGAATGCACCATCGCCAAGCGATCCTCAGTCCAGCCCTCGAAGACCTTTTCGGGAAAGTAGGTCGAGAGCCACAAAGCAGGATACGCTTCACACTTGAGCCGACGAGCAGGATCGAGAGGTGGATGAATGGATAGGTCACGATCCATCGCCCTCTTTCGAGCCATCCTCTCCGCGTCCTTCGATTTCCTCCCCGTCGTATTCGTCAACGATGAGGCCATCGACGACGACGCCTGATTCAGCCGAGAGCCGAGCAACTTCTCCAGGGCTGAGTTGTCTAGCGAGTTCCACCATTCGCTGCCTGCGTTCGTGTTCATCTGCTTGGTCCATCCTCTCTTGCTGGACGTTTAGCGAATCTGCCGCCATTAGAGCTTTGGCCGCTGCGGTTCGCTCCCTTGGCGATGCGTCCTTGCTTCCGACGATCGTGTACAGGTAAAGCATAATCCGCTCCCTGTACTCTGGTTTTATCGGCCATCGTTCGCGCAATGCTCGCTCCATCATTCGGGTATCGCGTACAGTCATTTTGCTTCAAAAGCGTTACGGTCGGAATCGCACCGCCCCTTCTCGGCTGGATTGCCGAGCGTGCCGCTGTCAGCACTTGTAACGCGTTTAGGGTATGGTTTCGCTAGTGATTGTATCTTCTTTCGCATGGCATCATCTAGGGGCATAAGGTACTTATGCTTGACTAGCTTTATCGATTCAATTATTCCATTCGCTTTGTCGATTGTAGCCCTTCCTTTGCGGCCCCTTCTATAGGAATGTGAATGCACTCTTTCTCCGGTTTTCTTTACGACAAACCATTCGCATGGTGCAGTGACCCCTTCGTATATCCAATTACAAGCCTGATAAATTCCTCCGTGATGCTCTCGCTCTGGATCGGCGTAGGACACAACTAGCCTGAGCCCGGGATTGGCTTTTTTAAGCATTCGTACCGATAGGGCCATAATTCTGGACACCGGGTTTTCGTGTCTCGTCAACGCAACGCGAACAAGCTCGCAGACCTCATCGGAAGCTAGTTTATACGGGCATCCTATTTGAGGGCTTGCACCGCTTCCGAATATCACAACGCCAATAAACTTTCCTTTTTCCCAGACGCCAACTTTAAATAGCTTGCTCTTAGGGATGCATCCGCTGTAGTGCCAGTTTTCACAAGCATACTTTGCTGCCTCGTGCGTTGCCCAGTCGATTTTCAAGTCAGCTTTGGCCACGGCAATCGAAGTCCTTTTGGCAATGAGGACAAGTAACGATCTTTTCGGCTAGCGTATCGAGTTGGCCTTGATCGTCTTCGGTTCCTGGCTCGAAGTTGGCTAGCATCGCCTCGATTTCCTCCGCCGTGAAACCAGCTGCATTCGCTAATTCCTCATCGTCGATCAGCAAGCCGTTTAATTGAGCCGCCAGGATATCTGGATCCCACTCGGCTAGTTCTGCTGTCCGGTTGTCGGCGATAGCGTAGGCGATAGCCTCAGAGCCCTTGAGATCGGTCTTGACGCATCGAATAGAATCCCAGCC